TGCTTGGGCAGTAGAATATGAAGATGAAGAGAAAATTGACGAAATAAATATTTTACAAGCAACACAATCCGCGATGCATAAAGGAATAAAAAATGTATTAAGTCAGCTATCACAACTAACAGATAATAAACTTTCTTATGATAAAATATTATTGTTAGTAGATGGTAATTATTTTAAACCATTCGCCATTTTAAATAATAATAAAACAAAATTAGAATCAATTAAATATAAAATGATTGAAGGAGGAGATAATAAATACACTTCAATAGCAGCAGCTTCTATATTGGCAAAAGTAGAAAGAGATGCTTATATTGATGAACTATGCGTTTTAAACCCTGAATTGATTGAACATTATGGAATTGATTCAAATAAGGGTTATGGTTCAAAAAAACACATGGACGGAATTAAAGCACATGGAATTACTAAATGGCATAGGAAAACATTTGGAATCTGTAAAGATTACTGTTAGACAATACAATTTGAAAAGAATATAGACACTATATCACATTATTTTATATTGTATTATATTATATAAATGGTAAAGATATTAGTTATTGACACAGAAACAACCGATAAGACGCCATATTTACCAGGAGCTCAATGGGCTGAAAGACAATCTTTCGATAAAAGTTTGTTAACTCAATCTGGTTTGGAAACATCTTGGGTTTCAATGAAAGATAAATGGCCATCGATTATTCAATTAAGTTATATTTTATATGATACTGATTATCCTGAAAGCGCTAAAATATTTAATAAATATATAGATATACCAGATAATATAGTTATTTCAGAAGGAAGTTTTAAGATTCATCATATTACAAGAGAAAAAATAGCTAGTGCTCCGAGTGAAAATCGTGCAACAATAGAAGACACCCTAAAGGAATTTTTACAAGATGTTAAAATATCAGAGGTAGTTGTAGGACATAATGTTCAATTTGACAGAAAAATGGTCGTATCAGAATTGTTGCGTTTATCAGAACAATCTAATTTACCAGAAATACAACTCATGATGGATGACTCAAAATTTGAATGTACTATGGAAAAAACTATACAAATTTGTAAATTACAACAAAAAATAGATTATACGGATAAAATAACAGGTAAACCTAAATTTTTCTATAAACTTAAAAATCCAAAATTATTAGAATCATATAAACATTTTTTTGGTTATGAACCAGCAGGAGAAGCACTTCATGATGCTTTAGTTGATGTAGTTGTATGCTTAAGAATATATTGTAAATGTTGTTTGGAAAAATATTCGTTAGAGCCTTTTGATATTTGTGGAACAAACTCTATAATAACAGATTATATAGTTGCGATTTCACCAAAAGGATATACGTGTCCAGGATTAGAAATTCAAGAAAAACAAACTATAACTGGTGGGTCAAGAAGACCTAAAAAAGTTAAAAAAATAAAAAAATTTAAATCAAAAAAAACGATTACAAAAATTAGAAAATCTAAAAAACGTAGAACATACTAAGCCGAACACATTTCACAAATTTCATCTTTGTCTTCATCTTTTTCTTTTGCATCTGGCTCAATGGTGAACTGTTGAGCCTGATGTTTTGCCTTTCTTCGCAAATAATATATTCCAGTTTTTAACCCTTTCTCCCAAGCATAAAAGTGCATAGATGTTAGTTTATTATAAACAGGGTCTTCCATCCATAAATTAAGACTCTGACTTTGACAAATAAATGGTCCTCTATCCGCTGCCATATCAATAATATGTTTCATCGGAATCTCCCAAACAATTTTATATTTATTACGAATATGCTCTGGTAACACTGTTAGTTGTTGAATAGAACCTTTATTCGCAATAATATTATTTTTAGTTTGTTCATTCCAATGACCCAATTGAATTAATTCCCTCATCAAATATTTATTTACAACAACAAATTCTCCAGCTAATGTTCTTCTTGAATATATATTACTAGTAAATGGTTCAAAACATTCATTGTATCCAAGAATTTGAGATGTAGACGCGGTTGGCATTGGTGCTACTAACAAAGAATTTCTCAGACCATGAGTTTTTATTGATTCTTTAAGTGTAGCCCAATCGTAACGGTCTGAAGGCGTTACAGACCACATGTCAAATTGAAGAATTCCTTGTGATACTGGAGAACCTTCAAATGAACTATATGCTCCCAATAAATCTTTATTAGAACGATTTAACACTGGATATTCATATTCATGAATTATACTTAATAGTTCATATCTTTGGTTATCAAGTAAACTTTTAATTTGTATTGTTCTTTCCATAGAAATTTGATTACTTTTTTCTAAAGATGCATGATATATAGTTTCAAATATATTCTTATTAATTATTCTAGCTTCTTCAGAATAAAATGGAATATCCATTAAGATAAACGTATCGGCTAATCCTTGGACACCAATACCAATAGGTCTATGTCTAAAATTACTTCTCTTTGTTTTTTCAGTTGGATAAAAGTTAATATCAATAACTCTATTTAAGTTGTTAGTTACAACTTTAGTCACTTCATGTAATTTATTATAATCAAACTGTTTGGTGGTTTCATTTACAAATGCTGGCAAAGCAATAGAAGCTAAATTACAAACTGCTGTTTCTTTATCATCTGAGTATTGTATGATTTCTGTACATAAATTAGACGATTTTATGGTACCAATATTTTTTTGATTTGATTTCATATTTGACGCATCTTTATACAATAAATATGGAGTACCTGTTTCCATTTGAGAGTCTAAAATAGCAAACCAAAGGTCGCGAGCATTTATTGTTTTTATTGCTTTATCTTCTGATTCATATTTTTCATATAGAGTTTTAAATTCTTCTCCATATACATCAGATAGGCCAGGGCATTCATGTGGACAAAATAATGACCATTTACCATTTTTTTTTTTAACTCTTTCCATAAATAAATCTGAAACCCATAAAGCATAAAATAAGTCACGTGCTTTTAATTCTTCATCACCATGATTTTTCTTTAATTCTAAGAAATCAAAAATATCAGCATGCCAAGGTTCTAAATAGATAGCAAATGACCCACTACGTTTTCCACCTCCTTGGTCAACATACCGAGCAGTATTATTAAATACCCGTAACATTGGCACTAATCCATTTGATGTTCCATTAGTTCCTTGAATATGACTGCCTTTAGCCCTAACATTATGAACGTGTAATCCTATTCCCCCAGCCCATTTTGAAATACTAGCGCAATCTTTTAATGTATTAAAAATACCTTCAATACTATCATCTTCCATTGCTATTAGATAGCAACTAGATAATTGTGGTCTAGGAGTTCCAGCATTAAAAAGAGTTGGAGTAGCATGAGTAAACAATTTCTGTGACATTAAATTATATGTTTCTTTAACAAGTTCTAATGCATTTGGATTATTTAAATCTCCATGAATTCCAATAGAAACACGCATCCACATATGTTGAGGTCTTTCAATAATAGTTTTACCATTTTTAAATAAATATGCTCTTTCGAGAGTTTTAAACCCAAAATAATCGATCAAATAATCTCTATTATGAACAATCATATCATCAATTTCTGTCTTATATTTTTTTAAAAAGTTCCAGAGTTGTTCAGATACAAGAGGATAATTTTTTTTATGAACATCTATAAACATGTATAAGGATTCCATTACATCACTAAATTTACTACTAGTATTTTTTTGATGATTGGAAACAATAATTCGTCCAGCAAGAATACCATAATCAGGATTTAGAGTAGATAGAGCAGCACATTGTTCAGCAGCTAATTCGTCAATTTTGGTAGTTGATATTTTATCATATAATTGTTCAATTACTTTCATAACTAATTGTTGATAATTTATATGGATAGAAGCCTCTTGTCCTAATTTTCTAATTCTGGTTAGAATTTTATCAAACGCAATTTCTTCTAAAACACCATTTCGTTTAGTAACGCGCATATCTGTTGATTCCATAGTATAGTATATTTGTTAGTTTAATTTTAAGTTTGTTTTATAAATATTTAATTACGAAGTTTTTATATAAATCTATATTATATGAAAGATAAATTTGTAACAAGTGGTATATTTTTAATAGTATTATTAGTTGTAAGTCTATATTTAGCACCATTTATAAAAAATATTGAAGGATTTACTGGTTTATATGATTTATCGGTTCCAGGAATTTTTCCTAAGTCAGTTGACCAAGCCATATTAGATGATTATCCTAAAATAGGAAAAAATGAAACTTCTAATAAAAATTACAGTGATATATGGTGGAAATATCCTACATTTACAATGGGTTCTTATAAACAAATAACTAACAACTTAAGATATTACGATAATCCTGATGAAGGAACTTGTATGCGTGCTGATTTTTGTAACGCTGTTTATTATAACTCTAAAAACAAATCTAATATAATTAGTCAATTACCTCCTGCTCAAGAAGGTTCAGGTGCCAGAGTAGGTTATTTTAGAAGCGAACCTAATGAATTGTATTTTTCTATTCCAACAAATGAAAATATTTTATATTAAACATTAATATCTTTAAGTTCTAAATCTGTTAGTTGTAGAATAGGAATAGTTACAGATTCTTTTTTAATTACTGTAATTTTTCCAGTTTCTTTGTTAAATTGTAATAAACATCCATTTATATTTGAGGTTGTATTTAAATCTATAGTTTCTTTTTTTTGTTTACGATTAGGTGCCCTATGCTCATATCCATTAATCCTTTCTTTTTCAATAGTGCTCCATATTTGTTGTAACGAAATAATATTATCTTTAAACCATTGTCTATTTCTACAAACAAGTATACAACTAAGATGTTGTAATTTCCAATAGATAGTTTTCATATATGTATATTTAAACTCTGGATTCGAAGTATAATAATCCACAGTGTCTTCTTGCCATTGTATAATATCACACGGATGAATTAAGTCTAATGGTCGATATATATAACATGGCTTACCTTCTTTTGTGTGAAAATAAATAATGGAACCTTTCATTTTATTATCTTTAGACAAACACACATTTTGAAATTCTATACCTTCATCGTCTTCATATACTTCATCGGAAGTATCGTATGAATATGAAATATAATCAGAATATTCTGTAAATTTAGTTTCTAAAAAGTCGCATTCGTCTAGGTCACATACTTCCATTTGGAGTTGCATTTGAATCCAATATTCTTTTTTTGGTATCCCGTCAATTTCACGATTGACGATATTTTTAATTTCTAACATGCGTCCATAACGTTGTGAATTTATATCAACATTAATTCCATCTGGAGATGCTCCTAAAAATGAATATTTTTCATGTTGAATACAACCGAAATCTTCAATTTTTGTAAAATATTTATGTTCGTAAATTTTTACGGAAAGCGGTTCATATTTTTGCCCCCAATGAAGTGTTGTATTTATATTAACCATAACAACTTCTTTAATTATTTTTGTATTGTTAATTTGTTCTGTGTCTTCGTCTCCTTCTTCTTCGTCATTATCGTCTATATATAGTAGTTGATTTAATGGTTGGCATTTTTCATAAATAAGTTGATTTTGTACTGTTTGGCTTTCAAAACATTTATATGCGTTTGATGCTGTAATTAAATTATGGCGAAATTCATACCATTCTTTTGTTCTTTGTACTGGTTGTGGTTTTTTTCTTAAAACGTCAATTTGTTCATTAATAAAATCTATGTCAGGATCGTCTAAAATAATTGTATCTGGATAAGACCGAGGAGGCATAAAATATGTATAAATGTGTTTTTTAGCATGTTCAATAATGTCTTCCATTTCATCTTCGACGTCATCTGTATAAAATATATCTAAATCAAAATGTGAATGCATTAAATCTTGAATATTTTCATCAAATATATCTTCAAAATCTGGTTCAGAAACTAGAGTAGGATTGTCTGTTATAAATTCTTCCATCAAATGTATACATGTGTTATACAATTCAATAGATTCTTCGTCATTAAAATATTTTTGATTCTCTTCTGGAATAATGGAATCAGTAACATCAATCATTTCATAGTTATTGTTCATCATTATATTATATTATATATCCATTTTTTTATACCATTATTATAATCAATTTTAAATTAAAAAAGAATTACAAATGATTGTTATATGGTTTATGACTATATAAAAATCGTCGTTTCGGAGAAGCATAGTAAATGTTAAAAGGTGTAATATTATTGAATACTAATTAATTATCTTTGTCGGAATCAGAATCATCTTTATTTTTAAGATTTTTAGCTGTACCTTGTCTCTTCTTAGGTGTTAACCCTTTTAAAGTAGATACTCTTTTATCAATATTTTTAAGAGTAAAATGATTTGAAGGTTTATTATAAAATAATGCAGGTATATCTTTAATTTCTCCAGTATCTTTATTATAAATAATATCTTTTACACGCTGTAATTTTTTTTTATCTAGACAATCTCTAAAAAAAACAATTAATTGGTCATATTCAATGTCAGTTAAATTATTTAAAATCTTATAAATATCGGCAAATATTATTAGTTTCTTAATTTTAGCTGTTTTATCTAATTTACTCCAAGGTTCATTTGAGTTTGTTATTTTTTCATTTTCAAGAAATTTATCTAAATTAGCAAGGTCACTGGAAGATTTAGTTTCAGGCCATGGAACGCCATTTAACACCATAGATTTATATTTAAGTGTTTTTAGTTCGTTACAATCTGTATTTTGTATTTCTTTGTTCATGATATATACTATATTGTAAAATTGATTTTAACTCAGTTTCAAATAATAATATTTTAAACAATATATATTTAATAATATTTATATTGATTTACAATAAACTTTAGTAATTAAAGTATTATAATATATATTATGACAGATAATGATGATAATGATAATAATAATAATATAAAAAAAATAATTATTGAAGAATGTCAAAAAAATAAAATAAAAAAAATTAATTGTGAGAAAGAAAGAAAAATGCGTGTTGAAACTAAAACATGGGAATTAAATGAGGAAGAATTGGCTCACGAAAAGCAATTAAATAGTTTACAACAAATAGAAAATATAAAAATTGGTAAAGATAAATATATATCAAAACTAACATCTCATATTAAAAGTAAATTATGTAGTTATAGACAACAAGATATTTCAAAGAAAAAATTGATTAAAGAAAATTTTGTTACTTTTGAAGAAACTATAGACTTATTAAATAAACATAAATTAAAATGTTGTTATTGTTCTGAAGATGTGTATATTCTATATGAACGTGTAAGAGAAATGAAACAATGGTCACTTGATAGAGTTAATAATGATATAGGACATAATAGTGGTAATTTAGTAATAGCATGTTTGGAATGTAACTTGAAAAGAAGAAGAACTAACAAAGATGCCTTCATGTTTACAAAGAATATGGTAATAATTAAAGAGGGATTAAATAGTTTAATAAATTGAGTTAAATAATACATTATTTTAAACATAAATATAATAATGTATAATACGTGGAAATGGAGTAAAGGAGAGGCTTACTATAAAAGTGCTAGACTTGAAAAACAACAAGAGAAAGAGCAAGAGACAATAGGTTATGATTCACAAACAAACGCAATTAACCAATCTTTAGCAGACGATTCTTTTTTTAACCAAGATTCTGATTTAATAAATATAACTAACACTATGTTTTCCAGAAATCAAAATTCTAGTGGTACCAGACGTGAAGATTTAGACACAAAAATAGCAGATCGTGAAATGATTACACAAAGAGGTGTTAATCCTTTTTTACAAACAAGTTATGTAAATGATGTTGTTGCTAGAGATATATTTTTAAAACCAGTTAATACAACTTTTGAACGTTCAATAGAAAAATCTAAAGAAGAACTAACAATATAGATATAATATTAATAATAATATATTAAAAAATAGTATTGTAAATATATTATGGTTTATTTATGTAATGATTTATTAAATATTATTTTTTCATTTGTTCAGAGACCACCAACTAACAAAATGATAAAATATGTGATAGAAGATTGTTATGAAAATGATTATGATCCTTATGCCGATTTATATAATCATGATGGAGAATTACATTGGTATGACGATTTTTGTTTTCAGTATTCATTTGTAGAATGGTATTTTTTGTATAGAAAAAACTATATTTGTAACTTTAAAAAAAACGAAAAGTATAAACATACGCCAAAAATAATATTAGTTGGTTATGAAAAAAAGAGCGATTTATTTATCAAGTAAATACAATTATATACTTCTAACACACATCGTGTGAAGCAATCTGTTTGCTAAATATGCTAAGAAAGAATTTAATAAAATAAAAATAGAATTAACTATAAACATTGTATTTACTTTCTTAATATGTGTAATCATAAAATAAGCAATTGAAACTACGCTCATTGCAAACATAATTCCAAATACAATTGATAACGCATAGAAATAAACGCAATACTCTCTTGGCAAAGGGCCAAAATATTGATCCATAAATGAAATAGACATAATAATATAAATTTAGATATTAAATTCATTAAAAATTAAATTAAATTAAATAATTAAATTAAATAATTAAATTAAATAATTAAATTAAATAATTAAATTAAATAATTAAATTAAATAATTAACAACTTAAACAAATTCTTTAAAACTTAAGTAATGAATAATTCAACTAATTATACAACCCAAAATGATTTATTGCTTAAAAATTTAATGTCTTTTTATAAAACAGACAATTCTAATGGAATACATAATCCAAATAATAATTTAGATAAAATGCTAAAGATAATCACTGGAGAATCTAAAATATCACTTCGTATTGTAGATTGGTTTGCTACTAATTATGCTAAAAAATATTATACACTTTATATTATTGAAGGAACTAATGATAATATTACCAGACGATTTAAGGTCTACGATGATTACAAATTAAAATTAAAAGCTTATAGCAAAAAAAGATTTGATCCTTTTTGCCGTTGGGATCGAATCAGTATTCCGTATACCACTGGTAAATTTATTGAAACCACTATTGGACAACTTAATTTTTTTAAATGGGCACTTGAAAACAATGTTGTTAATTACATCGAACAAAATTACAATGAGATTGAAAAGGACATGAATAATCGCAACAGTACATCGAAACGAAAGGAATTGATTGTTGACAACACCAAAACACGAAAAAAACGAGAGGAATTATCTGTGTCAGCAACTAAGAGCATAAAAAAAGAGAAGGTTGAAATAATTGTTCAGTTTAATTAGACGCTTTAGTTTTTAATAAACGAAAACAAAATTTATTTTTATTTTTAAAAATAAAAATTATTAGAACTTAAAGATAAGTTTATTATATATATTATAATGGAACATTTAGATATCGTCCAGTTAATTGAAAGCAATCCTATTACTAAATTATCAGGTAATTATAATAATAATCTTCTACAAAAAATACAAGATACATTTACAGATTTTGAACAACAATTATTTGTATCAAGCTTTTATTGTTTTTTAAATTATCATCCAATTAATGATTTTGTTATTGATTTAGATGATATATGGAAGTGGTTAGGTTTTTTTCAGAAAGAAAATGCAAAAAGATTATTAGAAAAACAATTTACACTCGATAAAGACTATAACAATTTGCTCATTCTGAAAGATGAGCAAAAAAAAGGAAGTGGAGGTCATAATAAAAAAAAAATAATGTTAAATGTTAAAACATTTAAATCATTATGTTTAAAAGCTGGAACAAAAAAGGCCGATGAAATTCATGAATATTATTTAAAAATGGAAGATATTATACAAGATGTTATAAACGAAGAAAATATATTATTAAAACAACAACTATTATTCTCTAATAATAAACTTGAAGAAAAAGTAAAACAAATAGAAAACCAACAAGAATTATTAGAAAATCAAAAAGAATTATTAGAAAATCAAAAACAAAGTATAGAAAAAGAAAAAGAAGAATTAAAAGAAAAAACATTATTAGAACAATTTCCTTTAAATACTCAATGTATTTATATTGGATTAGTTGATAATAAAACTCTTGGCATACCTGGGAATAAAATGTATAATGAAACAGTTATTAAATTTGGACAAAGCAATAATTTACAAGAAAGAGTAAAAACACATAAAAAAACATATGACAATTTTAGACTCTATAGTGCATTTAAAGTTAAAAACAAGATTGAAATTGAAAATTGTATTAAAAAACATCCAACATTAAAGGAAAGATTAAGAATTATTACAATTAATGATATGTCTTATCGTGAATTGATCGCATTAGATGATTATGAATTTGTGCTTGAAAATGTTGAACAGATTATTAAAAATATTATTAAAGAAAATGAATATAATATTGAGAATTACAATTTATTATTGAAAAAAAATGAAGAACTTCAAAATGAAATATATAGTCTAAATAATGATATTAACGAAAAAAATAAAATTATTGAAAAAGGTAATAATAAAATTCAAAAAATAGAATATGATATTACAGAAAATATTAAACATAAAATAGCTAGTAGTTATGCGATATGTAAATATGGATATTATTTATACGCGTTTCAATATGAACCAATGAGATTTATATGTTCTATTGCACGACAAAAGGATTATGAACTTTTACATAATAATTTAAAATCTCAATATCCTACTGGAGAAATGGTTTATAAATTTACATGCTCTTATCCATTAACCGAAAAAAATATGACTTTTATTCTAAAAGAGAATTGTGTGTCTCTTGGACAAAATAAATTCGAATCATCTGTAGATACTATTAAAAAAACATTAGAAACATCTGTTAAACTCGAAGAATTATTAATGAGTAAATCCAAAGACATTGATGGTCTATATAATATTTTATCAAATGAACACAATATACAGAGTATTGAAGAAAAGGATCCAGAAGTTCCAGTTGTAAGAAAATCTAAAAGAGCGATAGATCAAATTAATAAAGATACAGGCGAGGTTATTAACACATATGAGAGCATTGAAGCAGCAGGTCGTGGAATTGGACTTACTACGGGAACTGCAATTGGTATTGCACTTCGTGAGCGTCGAATTTGTCAAGGGTTTTTATGGAGATATACGGGAATATCTAAAGAAGAACAGTATTCTGAACAACCAGTTATAAAAACATGTTGCAGTACAGGTGAACAAATATATTTTAAGACAATTGCCGATGCGGCTAAAGACGCTAAAATTACTGCTCCTGGATTAAGAATGCGTATTATGACAAATGTCCATATAAATGGGTTTCATTGGATATTTAATAAAAACGCATCCCATTGTTTGTAAAATTAACAATTTAAATTTTACAAACTTAATAAATGTATAATATATATGAATACAATTCAAAAGCGTTTCTTATTATTTTTAATAGGTTGTATTGGTTCTAGAAGTTTGTTAGTATATTTAGCAAAAACAACTAACAAACAATTTTTAATGTATATGGGTTACTTGGCTTTATTACCAGCAATGGGGTTCTTTTACATATTTTTTACTGGAACAAGACCAACAGGAGCAGAAGTATTTGGAGATAAAATTTGGTGGAATAATTTAAGACCAATTCATGGATTATTATATTCTTTATTTGCATATAACGCAATAACAGGCAATCCTAATTCGTGGATATATTTGTTAGTTGATGTATTAATTGGACTTATTAGTTTTTTATTTTTTCATTATTATAATGGAGATTTTACAAAGTTATAAAATTATTTTAGTTGTTCTAATATTTAAAAACTAACAATATACATTAGATATGGGAAATACTCAATCAATGAAAAAAATTAATTATGAAGATATGCAAACAGCCTCTAAAAATCCAGAGATATATTTAATTATTAATACATTACCAATTTCTGAACAGAAATGTCTTATAATTAATACTATAATAGCAACTGACGAAGAAGCTATTATTAATAAATTTATAAAGGAGAATAAAAGTATTAGAATTATTATCTATGGAAAAAACTGTAATGATGAAACTATAAATAAAAAATATCAACAATTATATTCGTTAGGATTTTATAATATTTTTGTATATTTAGGAGGCATGTTTGAATGGTTAATGCTACAAGATATTTACGGTAAGGATATATTTTATACAACAAGTAAAGAAGTAGATTTGCTTAAATATAAATCTAATCAATTATTGAGCATAGGTCTTTTAGAATATTAAATTTTATTTTATTATTACCAATTCATCTTCCAAATCTACATGTTCTTCAATAATTGTTTCTAAATTTATAATTGGATCTAAATTATATAACGCAATATTTGACAATTGGTCTGCCCGTTTATTATCTTTTCTATAAACATGTGTAAAATCTATATAGTCAAATTGTGCTTTTAATTTAACAACTTTTTCGTATAATTCATATAAATTAGGATGTTTTACTTTATAAATTTTATTCACTTGATTTATTACAAGTAAACTATCTCCGCAAACTGATATATTTTTTATTTTATGTTCAATAGCATATTTAAGACCGAAAATTAGAGCAGAATATTCGGATTCATTATTTGTTTTTTTATCCCCAATATATTTACATGAAGACCAATATTCTTCACCATTTTTATAAATAACAGCACCAATACCTGCTGGTCCTGGATTACCCTTGCTACATCCATCAAAATATAAAACATAATCTGTAGAAGGATAAATTTTTATTTCGTTTGTTATACTTGTCTTTATAGATGGAAATGTAGATAACATTTG